TGACTCTGCAGAAACTAAAGCTGACTTAGAGCCAATACATTTACCTGATGCACATGCACAATATCAATTCTTATCTACAGAGAGTAGAGAGAAGATTATGATGGGGCATAGAATTGTTTCACCTATATTGATGGGTATTAAAGACAATACAGGTTTTGGTAACAATGCAGAGGAGCTTAGAACAGCTTCTATCATCATGGATAATGTTGTTATTAGACCATTTCAACAGGCTTTAATTGATGGATTTGATGAGATATTAAACTTTAATGGAATCTTCTTAAACCTATACTTTATTACTCTACAACCTATTGAGTTTACAGAGTTAGATAACATCTCTACTAAAGTAAGGAAGGAAGAGGAAACAGGTGAGAAACAATCTTTATCATCTCAAGAGGAAGTTGAATTAAATGACTTCTCTGATGAAGATGGTGATGACTTACTTGAGCAGTTAGAGGACTTAGGAGAGGTTGTAAGCGATGAATGGGAGTTGGTTGATAGTCAACTATTAGATGGAACAGAAACCTCCTTAGAAGAGCTTAAAACAAGTTTAGCAAGTGTATCTAAAGATGATGCTAACCCAAATAAAGACTCTAAGCAAGATAATGCAGGATTTAAAGTAAGGTATGCTTATGGTCCTGTAAGGAATAGTGCAGGTAGTAGAGAGTTCTGCAGAAAAATGGAGGCTCTAACGCAAAAAGATATAGTCTTCAGAAAAGAAGATATTGGTATGATGTCTTTTAAAGGAGCTAACAAAGAGCTTGGTCATAAGAAGCAAAACTACAGCCTGTTTCTTTACAAGGGCGGTAAAAACTGCAAGCATCTTTGGGAGAGAAGAGTCTATAAGAAAAAGGTAGGCAAGAATACAGAAGTAGAGGCTTCAGATGCTACTCAAGAAGGATTTGTTGAACCTACTAACCCAAAAGAAGTATCAGTAAGACCTGCTGACATGAAGAATGGGGGAGCTTATCCAAACACTAAAAAATAATTAATATGGCAAACAAAGCTCTATTTATAGGATTAGAAGAACTTAAACGCAAGTCCATTATTGATGGAAATGTGGATAATGATAAAATTATACAATTCATTGAAGTAGCACAAGACACACATATACAAAACTACTTAGGTGGAAAGCTATACAATAAATTACAGACTTTAATATTAAATGGAACTATATCTGATGCAGGTAACTCAAACTATAAAGACTTATTGGATGATTATATCAAGCCTATGCTTATATGGTTCACTCAAAGCAACTACCTTCCTTTTGCGATGTATCAGATTAGCAACGGAGGGGTTTACAAACATCGTTCAGAAAACTCGGAAACTATTTCGTTGGAAGAAATGAACATGATGTTAAATAAAGTTACTGAGACTGCTGAGTTTTATACAAGGAGATTTGTTGATTACATGGGGTTCTATAGTCAACTATTTCCTGAGTATAATCAAAGTACTAATGGAGAGATGTACCCCGACAAAGATGTAAACTTTCATTCATGGGTTCTGTAATGAGTAGTAAAGAAATTAAAACATATAAGCCTAAACAGAGTAATATAATAAAGTTAGAAGCTTATTTAAAACAAATTAGCAAAGATGGCAAACAGCATATTTTGGGGAATAAGCTACGAAAGTAGTTGGTGGGGAATTACTAAAGATGAAAATAATATTCATTGGGGTTCTGATTATCCTTACAACGTAGACGGAAACTTTATTAGAGCAAGTTCTACTTTAGAGTCCGCAGATGAAACATTTATAACCGCAGACCAAACAATTTACTAATAATAAAAAAACAAAATGGCACAACAAACAATTAATATCGGAACGGTTGCTAATGATGGTACAGGAGACCCATTAAGAACCGCATTTGACAAAGCAAACGACAACTTTACTGAATTATACGGATTCGGTGGAGACATTACAGGAGTTACCGCAGGAACAGGGTTGTCAGGTGGTGGAACATCAGGAGATGTAACATTATCTTTAGCTGACGATGCAGTTACTTCTGCTAAATTAGGTACACAGTACAAAACAGGTGTAGTACTTGCTGATGGGGAAAATAATATAGATTTTTCTGCCGCACAAGTATTTACCAAAACAATATCCGCTGATACAACATTAACTTTTTCTAATGCAGTAATAGGTGATGTAAAGGTGTTTTATATGGCAGGAAATTCTCAATTAACCCTACCAAGTGGATATACAATAAATGGAGAATGGGTAGCTGATGAAACTAATGTAATACAAGTATTATATACAGGAGCAGTTTACATTTACTCAATTAATCAATTCGTTTAATAATTTAAAATAATAATAAAATGAAAGCAATATTAGTAAACGGAGAAATAAAAACATTTAGGGTAATGCCTAAAAGTTGGACTGATGAAAATGGTACGCACTTAAATATAGGTGATGGTGCTTCTTTAGGTTTTAAAGATGTAGTAGAGCCTAATTATGATAATAGGGTACAAGAACTTGTAAACTTACATTTAGACGTAGATGTTTATACATACGATGTAATAGAAAAACCAATATTAAAAACTTTAGCTGAATTAAAAGAGCAACAAATAGGTATGTTAAAATTCTTAATGGGGGAAAAATTAAGAAATACAGATTGGTATGTTATTCGTGAAGCCGATAGTGGAGAAGCTACACCACAATCTATTAAAGATGAAAGAGCAGAATTAAGAATTAAAGGTGATGCAATAGAAGCAGAAATAAACGCTTTGAATACTAAAAAAGCAGTTGTATTATTTGATATAAACATTTAATACTATGAGAGGAAATCAATTATTAGTTAGCGGAGGCAGTAGTAGTAGCATTAATGACCCTGACCCATTCGGAGATGGTACAGGAAGAACTTTATTAACATTTGATGCAACAGGAAGCGGTTATGTAGATTTGAATCCAACACCATATCTGTCGCCAAATGGATTTGCTTATAGGGGAAGTGCTAATACAACAGACTTTCACGTTGGGGTTGGCTCTGCCAATGCCAATGCTCCGTATGGTTCTGTAATGTGGGATCCTAATGGTAAGTTTAATTGGGGTGCACAGTCAATTCCATCTCAACTTGGTATTTCTATGTCTTGGTGGTGTAAAAGTCCTAATTTTGTTAATAACACATCAAATAGATGGATGATGTATTTGAATAGTGGAGGTTATATGTATTATTTGGCTGATTCAACTTTTCGTTTTCAAGCACAAAATTCTGAAACTCCTTGGGACACTTTTACTTTACAATCAGCTCCTATAACTAATTTGAGTGGAACTGAATGGCATCACTTTGTGCTTCAATTAAAAAGAACAGGAACTACGGGAACTTGGGAATTATACCTTAATAAAAGTTTAATCGCAAGTGTTGCTACACAAGATTGGTGGTTACAAGGAACATATACTACTTGGGGTGGTAGACCGCAACAAACAAGTATAGGAGGACTACACGACCAACTTAGAACTTTTGGTAAATGGCTAACGCCAACTGAAATTGAGTTTTTGTACAATGAAGGCGGAGTAACATCTTAAATTATGGACAATAAAATATCATTTATAAGTGGGTTTATATTTACAACCCTATCAACAATTACTTTAATGGGAGTAGCACAAGCCGCTATGATTGGTCTTGTCGGTGGTTTCTTTGGTCTATTAGGAAAAGAATTATTCTATTACTTGAAAGACAAAATTAATGGGAGAAAATCTACCTAAGCTAAATGACGATGCGGGAATATCAATCAACATTAAATGGCTAATACAGATAGTTATATTAGTTGGTAGTGCGGTATTGTTGTATTCACATTTAGAGGGCAGAATAACAGACACAGAGAACGAGATACAAGGATTAAGATACAATCAAAATAATTATGTATTCCCTGACATTAGAGTACTTGAAGGAGAGATATTAGAGGTCAAGTTAGAAAGGGAAAGAGTAAGAAAAGATTTAAAGAGGATTAACGAAATCATACAAAAATGAGAAAGTATATTGACTTAATAGTATTCAAATACATAGAATTAAAACTATGGTTACACGAAAAGAAGAACGGAACGACTTGGGATTTGTTTCAGTTCAGCCTCTTTTGGATGGCAGTAATGATTATAGGGAGTATTCTATTAGGGAAAATAATATGAAATATTTTAAACTTTCTGAGTTTGATAGTCCTGATATGGTGGGAAGTGGCGAAGCTATGGATAAGGACTTTTTAAGTAAACTTGACCAAGCACGCTCACTATGTGATATACCATTTAGAATAACAAGTGGCTACAGAACGGAAGACCATAATCGTAAGGTCAAGGGAGTTTTAGGCTCAAGTCATACAAAAGGTTTAGCGGCAGATATAGCTTGTACTAATAGCGCTGCAAGACATATAATAGTAAGTGCATTATTAAAAGTGGGTTTAAACAGAATAGGTATTGCAGATACGTTTATACATGTAGATAGGGATTCTTCTAAACCCGCCAATGTAATTTGGACCTATTAAACATAGTACCCTCTTAAACATAGTATATGAAAGATAAAAAGCCTTTTAGAGACACTAAGCTTGGTAAGTTCCTTTTAGGAAGTAAGTCTTCTATGGGTGAAGCTATAGGTGATTTATTACCTGATAGTGGTTTATTGGGTGTTGTGAAGAAACTTATAGATACAGACCCTGATTTAACTGCAGATGAGAAGGAGCAGGCTCATAGGCATTTAGTTGACATGTACGACATAGAAGTTAGAGACAGGGAGTCTGCAAGGAAGAGAGAGGTTAATTTAAGGAGGTATGGTACTGATTGGATGTTTAACGCTACGGGGATTGTAGGTCTGTTGGCATTTGCCTTCTTAGTATATACAGTTGTTACTACCGAAGTGCCTGCTTCTAATAAAGAGATATTTATACACCTTTTAGGTATTGTAGAAGGGGTTGCACTAAGTATATTTGGTTACTACTTTGGAAGTGCTAAAAAAGAAAATGTAAAGTAAATCTTTACTATAAACCACTCTAAAGCAAGTGGCAGTTCACTTTTGAACATACTTACCCTGTTGTATTTATATAAAATAATTTCTACTGCTGTTTCTTTATTCGCCTTCGTTTGAGACTACGGCTCTAAAGTTTAATTAGAAGTCTTTCTTTTATTTTGTAAAGTTAGTTGTTTTTTTTGACATAATCAAGTTGATAACTAAATAAATTATTAACATGTATATTGTTATCTTTATTATATATTTGTTATATGGATAAGGAAGAAGTAAAAAGAATAGCCGAAGACTTCAATAAAAGCATTAAAGAGAGAATTGATGAGCTTTTGGAGGCTGATACTAATATGTACACCAACTTAGGTTCTGACTCTACTAAATCTGATGTGGAAGAAGTAAAAAAAAAGAGTAGGGTAATATATAGAGCTATAAAGGACTTGGATAGTTTTGCGGGTTCTCAGTTGTTATACTATCAAGATAAGGAGTATAAAACTAAAGAAGCCTAATGACTAAGGAGGAGCTACAGAATTGCGAAGGATTAACATACCTAACATGGGATATGTTTGATAGTCCTGATTCAAGGGGTAGTGGCTTTAGGTTCATGGAAAGAGAACCTGTCCTTATATTAGATGCTATAGTAAGGAAGACTCAAGCTGTGATGAATGTAGAACTTGGTTATGTGTCAAAGCCTGTAGCTGATAAGATGGGGTTGGTTTCTACAGACAGCCATAGAGTTGGTAAAGCTGTAAGATTAAGGTGTGTAGGTCATAAAAAGAGAATGGTAATAATAAAAGCGTTAGTTGAATTTGGTGTTGAGAGGATAGCAGTAAACAGAGAGACTGTGTATTTTGATACTGATGATTTAAAAGAAAAGGCTTTCTATCTGTGGTAGAGTCTTAAAAGAATACAATTTTGTCTTTGTATCTTTGCTATTAATTTGTTTTAATGTAAGAAGAGGGGTTGGTGAAAGCTAACCTCTTTTTTTGTTAAATATGTTAAAGTTTTCATAAATGTATTGTGTATTAAAAAATCTTTTGTAGGTTTGTAATGTCAATAATGACAAATAACATAAAAATAAATATTATGCAATTAGAAGAAGTACAAGATTTTGGATTACAAATGGGCGATGAAAAAATTCAGCACATTATGATAGCTAAAGAGTCAGATAAGACTTTAATTAGGTGTTATGGAGATTATGAAGATTTAGGCTTTATGGCTTATCGTGGTTTAGTTGAACACGAAGAGTTAATACCTATATTTATATATGCGGCACTTGCGGCTAAAGCAAATAAAATGGGTGTGGCAGAAGAGGAGTTTAAAAAGCAATTTAAAGCAGTAGATAATTTATGGAGTCCAACATTAAATTAGCAGAACCTTGGTGGGATATGGGGTTGAATTCAATAACAGGATTAACCCCTCCTGTAGGTGCAGATAGAGGTAGGCATTTAGCTGAAGAGAAAAAGTATGCAGAAGCATATCCAACATTAGATATAAAAACAGAGTTATGAAAGAACTAAAAATTAATGTACCTAAATGGTACGAGATTGACAAAGACAAAACCATTAATGAGTTAAGATATGAAAACACCAATGCAAGAAATGATTGAGTTTATGAAAGAAAAACTCAAAGAAGATACTTTGCACTATAATACACACCCTTCTAACGGTGGCTTGATAGCTATTAGAATG